TCAACTCACTGATTGCAAAGGACCATCAAGCTCTCATTCCAGATGGGTTATCGGCGCCACCGCGACGGCACGAGGGTTACGCCGTAATCTATTAATTCTAGAAGACTTACGGGTCCTTCCCCGCCAAATGCCGCCCGCGGGCTCGCCGCCCGCACCTATGCGATATGGTCTGACACAAGTAAGTTTTTTAGTTTCAATACTTTAGTGGCTTCGTGGTAGATTTTGTGAGGATTTGTGGCTGGAGCGCCACGGTTGGGAGGGAAGACCGGGGAAACTCTCCCGATCCGCCTCAACCATACCATCGGATGGCGAAATTCTGGCGGGCCAACGGGATAAACGGTGGAAAATCTTGACAGGAATGGGTGAAACGGGTTATCTGTTGTCTTCGCTGCGTCCTAATTCTGCAACAGTCTGCAGTGTTGCAAAATGCGAAAGCCGCCCCGTCAAGAGCGGCTTTCCTGCAGTCTATCCGAATCCGATTGAGTCCGGCGATTTTCAGGAACCAGTGTAGATCGTTTCGGCGGTTTGACACAAGCCACCCTGATTATGCCGCACATGGGAATCACGGAGTACGCACGGCATCGAGGCGTTGAAGACGCGGCGGTCCATTATGCCGTGAAGATGGGGCGGATTCGCCGCAATCCAGACGGTCTGATCGATGCCGAAACGGCAGATCGCGACTGGGTAGACAACACGCAGGAACGGGAGCCGAAGCCGTCAGTACCGCCGCGAGGACACTACAAACCCTTGCCACCGACAGAGCGGGCCCTGGAACCGGTCCCAGGCATCACCTACAGCGATGCGCGCGCGCTGCGCGAGGTTTACGTCGCTCAGAAGCATAAGCTCTCGATCATCGAGCGCTCGGGCAAGCTGGTTGACCGGCAGGAGGTCGAGGAAGAGGCCTCCCGGCTCTTCCGCATGCTGCGGGATGCCTGCTTCAACCTGCCGCCGCGGCTGGCGGCGCAGCTGGCGGCCGAAACGGATGAGATGGCGGTATTCGACATCCTCGAGGGGGCGCTGCGGCGCGTGTTTGAGGACTTCGCGGAGGGCCGGCTGCAATGAGCACGCAGGCGCAGCCGCTTTCCGGGGCGGAAGCATACCGCCAGGCCGCGCGGAATGCGGCGCGACCGGATGCGGCGCTGAAGGTCAGCGACTGGGCCGACAAGTACCGCATGCTGACGCTGCGGTCGTCGCCCGAACCAGGCCCGTGGCGGACATCGCGCGTGCCGTTTCTAAAGGACATCATGGACGACTTGTCGCCCAGTTCGCGGGTGCGGGTCGTGGTTTTCATGAAAGGCGCACAGATCGGCGGGACAGAATGCGGAAACAACTGGACCGGCTTCAATATTCACCTGGCGCCGGGGCCCATGATGGCCGTGCAGCCGACCACCGACATGGCGAAGCGCAACAGCAAGCAGCGAATTGGGCCGCTGATCGAAGATTCCAGCGTGTTGAACGGACTTGTGAAAGACGCGCGGCAGCGTCATTCGGGCAACACGGTACTCGCCAAGGACTTTCCCGGCGGAATCCTGGTCATGGTCGGCGCCAATAGTCCGCGGGGCCTGCGTTCGATGTCGGCGCGATACCTGTTCCTGGATGAAGTCGACGGCTATCCCGGTGATGTGGGCGGTGAGGGTGACCCGTGCGACCTGGCCATGGCGCGTACCACCAACTTCCCGCGGGCGAAGATCTTCATCACGAGCACGCCGGTAATTTCCGGCCGCAGTCGGATCGAGCGCTTCTACGATGAGAGCGACCAGCGGCAGTACTGGATACCGTGTCCGCATTGCCGCGAAATGATGGTACTCGGGTTCGCGCAGTTGCGCTGGCCGAAGGGCCAACCGCATAAGGCGCAGTACTTCTGCGAGGCCTGCGCGAAGCCGATCGAAAACCACGCGAAGGAATGGATGCTGCCGCGCGGCGAGTGGCATCCGCAGATCGCGGATGCGGATCCGAAGGTCCGCGGGTATCACATCTCGAGCCTGTATTCGCCGGTGGGCTGGCTCTCCTGGGGGCAGATTGCGGCGAAGCGCGAAGCCGCCGGCAACGACCCGGAGAAGCTGCAAGTCTTCACGAACACCGTCTTAGGGTTGCCTTGGGCGGAAGAGGGCGAAGTGCCGGATGCGGAGCGGTTGTACGAACGGCGCGAGGCGTATCAGATCGGACGGGTCCCCCAGGGCGGGCTGCTCCTGACGTGCGGCGTGGACGTGCAGCTACGGCGCATCGAGTGCGAGATCGTAGCGTGGGGAAAGAACAAAGAGTCGTGGAGCGTCGATTACAGGGTCTTCGAAGGCGAGACGAACCAACCCGCGGTCTGGGCTCAGGTCGCCGCGCTGCTCGATGAGGACTTCAAGACCGACTACGGCGGGCCCCCGATGCAGATCCGGCGCATGGCGGTCGATTCCGGCTTCAACACGACCACGGTTTACGACTGGGTACGGAAGATGCCGCGGACGAAGGTGATGGCCGTCAAAGGCGAGAGCAAGGTCGCGGGCGTCGTCGGATTGCCCTCGCTGATCGAGATCGGACCACAGGGGAAGCGGATTCGCTACGGTGTGCGGTTGTGGCCCGTGAACACCAACATCGCGAAGGAAGAGCTCTACCGCTGGCTCCGCGGCGCCATGCCGGACAAGGCCCGCGGCGAGGCGTGGCCGACGGGTTACTGCCACTTCCCAGCGTATGGCAAGGAGTATTTCGAACAACTCTGCGCAGAGCAGTTGATCACGCGCACGATTGCCGGGCGGCGGATCACGAAGTGGGAACTGCTGCGCGACAGAAATGAGAGTTTGGATTGTCGAATTTACGCCCGCGCTGCCGCGGCATCGCTGCGCATGGAGACGTGGGCCGACCAGCGGTGGGAGCAGATGCAGGCCGAACTCATGAAGGACCCGCGGACGAACGTAGCAGAGCCTGGTCGGAGCAATAGCGGCGTCTCGCGCACTCCGGTGCCGCAGTTCCGGCCATTCCACGCAAGGGAGGACCCTGAATGAAAGCCACTTCGAACGGAACCCGCATTCCGAAGCCGCGGACGCCACCGCCCGCCCTGACGCCGTGCGACCTGCTGACGCTGGCGAAAGCGCAGATGATTGCGCTCGCGAGCGGGCAAGCGGTCGCCGAAGTTGAGACGCCGCAATTGGGCAGGGTCGTGTACACCAAAGCCGACCTTCCGCAACTGCAACGCATCATCGATGGTCTGGCGGCAGACTGCGCGGCGTTGACAGGCACTCCAACCCCTGGACGCCGCCGTCCAATCTCGATTGAGGCGTGGCCGTAATGCCTGGATTGCTGGACCGACTGTTGGGGCGCCGGGGGGACGCTGTTTCTGCAGCCGCAGTAGCAGTTACGCCCCCTGCGGCCCCGGCGGAATCCGCGCCCGGCGTGAAATTCGGCGCGAATGGCAGCAACGGCAGCAGTAGCGGCAATGGCGGCAATTGTTACTACTACCGCGACACGTCCTATGCGGGCGCGAGCCGCATCCGCAAGCAGTTGCACAACTGGATTCCGGCACGGGCGACTGCGGACGCCGACCTCTTGCCCGACATGGACATGCTGGTCGCGAGGTCCCGCGATCTCAACCGCAACAACGGGGTGGCCGCGGGCGCATTCCAGTCGCTCCAGGACAACGCCGTCGGCGTCGGCCTGCGTCTCAACTGCGCACCGGACTACAAAGCGCTGGGCAAGGACATCAACTGGCAGAAAGAGTGGAGCCGGATCACGGAGAGCCTCTGGCGCACGTGGGCCGACACCGTGTACTGCGATGCCGCGGGCCAGCAGACGTTCAATTCCCTCACTCAACTCGTCTTCCGGTCCTCGCTCGAAAACGGCGAGGCGTTGTGCCTGCCACTCTGGCTGGACCGCCCGGAAACGCCGTTCAAAACCTGCCTTCAACTGGTCGAAAGCGACCGGATGAGCAACCCGCAGTTCGTGCCGGCGAGCCTGTACCTGCGCGGCGGCATCGAGACGGACGTCTACGGGAAGCCGATTGCTTACCACATCCAGAAGCAAATGAACTGGCCGGGCTACTACTACGGGATTTACGGCATCCAGGGCTACGGCATTTCCTCCGGTCTGGAGTGGGAACGCATCCCGGCGATGACGCCATTCGGGCGCAGGCGCTTCCTGCACGTGCATGTCAAGGAACGGGTCGATCAGACCCGCGGCAAACCGATTCTCGCGCCCGTGATCGAGCAGTTCCGCATGCTCGATTCCTACCAGCGGACGGAATTGCAGTCGGCCATCGTCAACAGCCTGGTCGCCGGCATCCTGGAGACGCCGATGGACCCGGCAGGCATCGCGGAAATGATGGGCGGCGACCCGAATGCCTATCTGGCGTCGAAGAGCGAATATCGCGTGCAGCTTGAGGGCGGCACCATTGTCCCCTTGTATCCCGGCGACAAGATGACGCCATTCACTCCCAGCAGGCCTTCGGTGCAATATGCGGCGTTTGTTGAAAGCGTGCTGCGCCAGATCGGCTCTTCGATGGGCCTGCCCTACGAACTGGTGCTGAAGGATTTCAGCAAGACGAACTACTCTTCCGCCCGCGCAGCGTTGAATGAAGCGTGGCGCTTCTTCATCAACCGCCGCACGTGGCTCTCGACCTACTGGTGCGCTCCGGTGTACCGTCTCTGGCTGGAAGAAGCGATCAACGCCGGCATGATCGAGGCACCGGGCTACTACGACAACCCGGAACTCTATCTGCGTGCCAAATGGATCGGGCCGGGCCGCGGCCAGATCGATCCGACCAAAGAGGCGGAAGCCGCGCAGATCCGCATGGATACCTTCACGTCAACCCTCGAGGACGAGTGCGCGGAGCAGGGACGCGACTGGGAGGACGTGCTGGAGCAGCGGGCTCTGGAAGTGGCGCGGATGAAGGAGCTCGATCTGGAGTCGCCATTGACGCCGCGGCCACCGAAGGGCGAGACGCTGGCACCGGATATCGCGGAAGAACCGCCGGCAGCGCCTGCGACCCCGGCTAAGGAGGCAGCGTAATGGCCCGTACCCGCAGATTGCTGCGCGTGATGAGCGCCGTCATGGAATATCCGTGGGCCATCTCCGACGACGGCATGGCTCTGATCGAGCGCATCCTCGACCGCGCCATCACCGGGACCGATGTCGATATCGAGGCGGTCGCCACGCAGATCGGCAGGCCGCTCGACAACACCGGGGGACGCGTCGAGATGCGCGGCAGTGTCGCCGTCTTCGACATCCAGGGTCCGCTGTTCCGGCGCAGCGACCTGTTCACCAATATCAGCAGTTCGACCACGGTGGAGAACCTCGCCGTCGATCTGCAACGTGCCGCCGACAATTCGCTGATCACCCACATCCTGCTCAACATCGATTCGCCCGGCGGGCAGGTCAACGGCATCCAGGAATTTGCGGACCAGGTGCGCGAGGTCGCCGCGATCAAGCCCGTCGTGGCCTATGTCGACGGCATCGGCGCGTCCGGTGCCTACTGGATCGCGAGTGCGGCCAACTCTATCGTGCTCAACGACACCAGCCTCGTAGGCTCTATCGGCGTGGTCGCCAGTATCCGCGACAACCGCGCTGCGCAGGAGAAGCAGGGCGTCAGGCAATACGAGATTGTCAGCACGCAGTCGCCGTTCAAGCGCCCCGATGTCGCCACCGAACAGGGCCGGGCGCAGATTCAGGAAATGGTCGATGCGCTCGCCAGCGTGTTCATCGACCGGGTCGCTTCCTTCCGCGGCGTGACCGCGGAGGACGTGATGTCGCGATTTGGACAAGGCAAGATGCTGCCCGCGAAAGCCGCACTCGATGCGGGCATGGCCGATGAAATTTCGAGATTCGAGCCGCTGGTTGCCCGTCTGGCGGTGGAACACGGATCGCCACGGGCAATCAGCGCAAAGGAGAAACCTATGGCCGGAAATAATCCAACAACCACGCAGCCTGGCGGAGAGACGCAGCCTGCACCGCAACCCACAACCAATCCCGCGCCCGCGGCAACGACAATTCCCGCGCCCGCGGCAACGACTGCCCCGTCGCCGGCAGCAACCACCAACACCGAACGGCAGCGGATCGCCGCCATCCTCACGTGCCCGGAAGCCGAAGGGCGCGAGGGATTGGCGCAGATGCTGGCGCTCGAAACCGAAGAGAACGTCGAGGTCGCCCGGCGCATCCTGGGCGCATCGCCGAAGGCAGTCGCGGGTGCGGCGGCACCAGCCCCGAACCCGCTGGCGGCTGAGATGGCAAAGTTCAAGAACCCGGAGGTGGGGCCCGCGGGCAACGCCGCGGCAGACGACTCGCCGCAGGCCGAAGCCTCTCGCGTGCTCGCTTTCGTTTCCCCGGCGCGGCGTCTTCCGAACGCGTCGTAACCCAGTGTTCTTAACCAACCGAAAGAGAGGTTTTATTTATGGCAAGTTACGCTCCAATCGGACAAGCGGGTTTTTCTTCGACGCCGTTCAACTATTCGCCGCTGCTCAGTGATGGCGACGATGTGGTCAGCCGCAGCGCCTCGATGGCGTCTGGCGGCGGCGTCCAGAAACGCGGCACAATCCTCAAGTACGATCCGGCGACCGGGCTGATCACCATCCCTGCCGCCACGACCGACTGCAACGCAATTCTGGTGAACGACATCGACGCCACCAGCGCGGCGGCATCGGCGCTCATCTATGTGGGCGGCAAATTCAAGGCCGACGCCATCATCTGGCCCGGCGCGTTGTCGCATGCTCTCTGCACCGAATCGCTGCGCATGCACGACATCCAGATCGAGTCGGTCGTGTTCACCGACGGCACGCTGGTCAAAGCCCAATCCCTCGATTCCGAAGGGCAGGCCGCGCAGCAGGTTGTGGAGTTCAACAAATCCGAAGAAGAGGCGGCGAGGTCCGGTGCGCCGGGTAAGGCCGCTGCGGAGCAGAAACCCTCCATGGATAGCCCGTGGGCTTACCTGACCGCGGAGGAACGCGAGAAGAACCCCGAATTCGCCGAAGTCCCGACGGCGAAGGAACTGGGCGAAGCGGTGGGCGCAGGCGAGGGTTCCGGCACTCCGGTGACTCTCAGCCCCACCAGCGATACGGTGGCGGCGACACCGGAGACTGCCAGCTTCCACGTCACCATGACGGCACCGGGGATGGGGACCTGGACTCCGGTCAAAGACAGTTCGACCTGGCTCTCGATTGTTTCCCCGACTGCTCCGCAAAGCACTGACGGAGACGTGACCTACGCAGTCGGGCTCAACAATTCGGGTCTTTCGCGGACGGCCACAATCACCGTCAACGGCAAAACCTTCACGATCAACCAATCCGCAACTTAACGTTTAGCGTCGTCCTGGCCGGGGCATCTGGCGACACCCCGGTCAGGCGGCATGACCTTAACCGTTTTCCACTAAGGAGAGTTTTCCCATGGCCGATCTTTTTTCCACCGACGTATTGAATCGGGTCGTCGCCAGCCTGCTCGGTGATTCGCAGTTCCTGCTCGACCGCTATTTCGGTATGACCCAGACCGAAACATCCGAAGAGATCCACTTCGACGTGATGAATGGCAAGCGGCGGATCTCGCCGTTCGTTTCGCCGCTGGTCGAAGGCCAGATCGTCAGCACGCTGGGCTTCGTGACCAACACGCTGAAGCCCGCATATGTCAAAGACAAACGCGTCTTCGATATGAACCGTCCGCTGAAACGCGCACCGGGCGAGCAGATCGGCGGCACGATGAGCCCTGCCGACCGCCAGCGGGCACTCGTCGCCAGAGACATGCAGGACCAGTTGACCATGCTCAACCGCCGCATGGAAGTCATGGCGGGCGAAGTGCTGACCACGGGCAAGTCCACCATCTCGGGCGACAAATACCAGACCGTCGTGCTCGATTTCGGACGGCCCGCGGGCAATACCATCACCGTCGCGAAGCTCTGGAGCGACCCGAGCTCGCTGCCGCTCGATGACCTTCAGGACTGGTCGCAGATCATGTTGCAGGCGACGGGCGTCATGGCGACCGACGTCATCATGACCGTGGACGTCTGGAAGGTCTTCCGCAGTAACGCGTCGATCAAGGACCGCCTGACCTTGCAGCGCACCGCCAACGTCCTGCCCACCATGGAGCAGGCCGCGCAGATCACCGAAGGTGGCGTGTACATGGGCTCGCTCGACAACTTCAACATCTTCGTTTATGCGGGATGGTACGTGGACCCGGCGGACGGCATCGAGAAGCCCATCATCCCCCCGACCACGGCAATCCTCACCGCACCGCAACTGGAAGGCGTGCGGGCATACGGCGCAATCCGCGACGAGGCCGCCGGGCTCCAAGCGGTTCCATATTTTGTCAAGAGTTGGACCGAAGAAGATCCGTCCGTCCGTTTTCTGATGCTGCAATCGGCACCGCTGGTATTTCCGACGAGGCCGAATGCGAGTTTTAAGGCCAAGGTCCTGTAGCAATTTCCTGTCTGGGGGCGCATTGCGATTCTCCCCTTCTTCAGTGATCGGGACGCCCCCAGCGGAAAGCCAAAGCGCATTCACCCGGCCCGGTTCGGTCGCCGCCGCCGCCGGGAAATGCGCTGCGGAATTAGGAGGGAAGGAATGTTTGCCGGCTACGTCAACCCGTTCATCAGTTCGCACGTTCCCATTCTCTGGAACGCGCTGATTGGCGAGTTCGGGCGCAGCGTTGACTACTGGCCCGACGACGATTCGGCGCAGGTCGTGACGATCACCATCATTTGGAAGGAAGGCGCCGAAGACGAGACGATGTCGCCCGGCCGCTACTCCCATATCCTGGTGCAGAATTCGGATCTACCGCGCGACCCCAAGCCCGGCGACACGGTCGTGAACGACGGCATCGAGTACGATACCGTGCGCGTCAGCGCCTTCGCGTATGACTACAGCTTGATCGTCCTGCAGGACAGATCGGAGGATTTCTGATGCCCGTGAAAGTTCAAGTCAAGAAGACCGGGCGCCTGAAAGGACCTAACCTCAGCGACCCGCAACTCAAAGCCATCGGCGAGGAGATGGTGACAGTGCAGAAGAAACGCTGGGACGACGGGCTCAACGCCAGCGGCAATCAGGCCAAAAAACTCAGCTTTAAATATTTCAAGGAAAAGCAAAAGTACACCGGACAGGCCAGCCCGATTCGCGACATGACGATGACCGGCGAGACGGTCAAGAACTTCAGCCTTCGCCGGGCATCGCAAGGCTCGATCCGCGCGGAGAATACGTCGCGCCTCACGCGCCAGAAGGCGACTCGGGCGCAGAAGGCCGAAGAGATGATCGGTTTTGCGGGCACCGATCAGATCGCCGTTTTCAAGGCAAGCCAGTTGCAGTACGGCATCTACTTGCAAAAGGCCTGGATACCCATTGGTTAATTTCATCGATTTGACCAACGCGATTGTCAGCACGCTGGCTCTGATTCCAGAGTTGGTGGCGGCGTTGGGCGGCGATCCGGCCAACATCGTCGGGTACATCGACCGGAATCCCGACAATAACTCCACCTCACTCGCCATCTACAAACAGAAGCCCGGCAGCGTGCTGGTGATCTGGCAGGAGTCTGTGATCACGGAGGGCGAGATGGAAGCGTGGCTCCATCAGTTCGTCATCTTCGTCCGCGCTTCCCGCGGCAATTCTCCGCTCGATCTGATCTGGCTGATCATGAATGGCGTGCCCGTGCCCGGTGACGGGTTGCGCTGGCGCTACTGTCCCGTGATGCCGGGCGTGCTGCCCGCGCACATAACTCCCATCACCCGACCGATGGATTCCGAAGGCATCGACTATCACTCAATCGTTTGTGAAATCAAAGAAACAGGAGACGCATAAACATTATGTCTACGACTCTTGCCCCGCCCCGGCAACGCGACGGGATCAACCCGACCGCGGGTCCGACCAGTTGCCCGGCTAACATTCGCGAAACCAAGATCGCCTTCGGGATGAAGCCGCAGACCGATCTGGCAACCATCAACACCGCCCCAGAGCTATGGAGTCTCACCAAGACCAATCCCGCTCTCGGCGTCGTTAACCCGGTCACTGAAGATGACGCGCAGGACATCGGCAAAGGCGACGAATTCCCGACCACGGTCTATCCATCGAATCTCGACACGGCTGCGGTGATCGAGAAATACGTCTCCAGCGAATTCATGGCGTGGCTGTTCTGCTTCACCACGGGCAAAGCGACCAAAACGACCATCGGTGGCAGCGGGTTCAGTTACGCCGCGGTGCCGTCCGATCCAGTGGTCGAATGCATCAACCTGCCGCCGTTCACTTACGCCGAACAGATCCGCCCGCAGCCCGATTCCGTGGTGGACCGTGCGCTGGTCGGCATGGTGGTCAACGACTGGACGCTTTCGCTGGCGTCGGGACCGGGCCGCGCCAACTGCCGCGTCAGCGTCAACACCGTGGGCACCGGATCGGTGACGTTTCCGTCGGGGCTGACTTTCCCTGCCGTCACTACGGAGCATATGCTGAATGCTTCCGGCGCTTCGATCAACATCAACAACATCGATTACGTGCTCAACGCAAGTTTCATTTCCGCGGAATTCCGCTGGAACAACAACGTGCGTCTCGCCAGCGGCTACTATCCAGGCAGCGGTCAGCAGAACGGCTATGCCATCAGGGGCCGCATGGAATATGGCAATCGCGAATGCACGTTGACCTTCGTCGCCAGAGCGGCCAAGGGATCGCAGGAGTTCGCCAACCTGATGGCTCAGACGGAGGGCCCGGCGACGATCACGGTCAAGGGGGCTCTCATCGGCGCGGGACCGCAGACTCACCAGTTCTCGATTCTGTCAACACGCTCGTCAACCTCAGGCGTGGTCAATGGCGAGGCCGATGGCATCGTGACGGTCAATTGCACGGTGCGCTTCCTGAAGCCCGTCTCGGGCCCATATCTCTCGCTGACCGCGGTCTGCGAAACGGACGCCATCTTCGGGCTGTAAAGGAGGTTTCTGATGCCTATGGTCCGTATGGTGTTTCTCATCCTGGCTCTGGTCTGTTTCCTGGTCGGGACTATTAATATCCAACCGCCGGGAACCCGGCAAATCAACTGGGTGAGCGCTGGACTCGCACTGCTGGTGCTTGCCTATTTCGTGGGGGCTTAAACGTTATGTTCGATGACAAAGCTGAACTTGCGATGCCCGCGCCGGCCCGTCTGGGCGGCGCGATCGTGACCGTGCGCTGGCCGACCGACGCGGAATGGGCCATGCGCAGTCGCGCCCGCAAATTCATCACGCGGCGCCTGGGGCGCGGCAAGAGCGAAACCATCGCGCCCGAACCCGGCGAGGCCGACCTAAAGCTCTACGAGGCGATTTCGGTGAACGGTTCGCCGGCGCTTTCCGCGGCGGAAGCATCGATGGTGCTCGAGGCCATCTCCATGTGCCTGGTCACCAACGTCGAAGTTGACGGAACAGAGGCCTGCGTTTCACTGAACGTTGTCACTGGCTCCGTGCAGCATCACCTGAAAGTGCCGACCGCGGAACAGATCCTGCAGTATCGCAGGGCTGCGTTCCGGTTGATTGATTTGCCTTACAACCAGCAGGAGATTCGCTTTACTCCCGAAGCTGGCGCCAAGTTGTGGGACCAGTGCGAAGGCAAGGGCGACTCCTACCAGGGGTCGGTCCCGGCGCCGCACAAGGCCGAGGCTGTTCGCGCGGTGATCGACTTCGTTGACCAGCATCTGGGGCCTGCGACCGATGACCCAAACTCATAGCCGGCGGGGATTGGCCGGAACAACCTTCGCCGAAATTCATCTTTCACCGGATGCTGCGGCAAAAGGATCTCTGCCCCACGCCCGCGGAATGCCCAGAGGTGCTGATCTACGATCCGCTTGCCGGATCCTCCGCGCTGCCATGTCCAGAGTGCCCGCGACAGGCCCTCCAGAGTTACCTGGAATCGCCAGGCGGCCGGCTGATGTCGATCGTGATCGATCTCGATTTCGCGCTGCAAGCCGGCATCGCCGTGCCGCTGGACTCGATCCCGTATCCCGAATTTTTACTGCTGCGCCAACTGGCCGACGAGCGGGCGGAGTACGAGAAGGAACAGATCCAGGAACAAGCGAAGCGTAAATCCTGATGGCTTCCAATCGCATCTACATCCAGGTCGATTTTCAATCGCAAGACGCGAATGCGGCGATTACTTCGCTCAATCAGAATATCTCCAACATCGGCACGGCCTCGCAGCAGGCTACCGCGCAGGCTACGGCCGGCGTCAAGGGATTTTCGGTAAGTGTTGACCAGGCAAGTAATTCGCTGAGCCAATTGAGCGCAGCCCTGACCGGCCTGGGTGTCGCGAGAGTGACTCAGCAGCTGGTCGTGATGGGCGATCAGCTAAATCGGATTCAGAGAGCTTTTGCGGCCACGACCGGCGGCGCGCAAGCCTTTCAGGAACTTCAAAAGATCGCCGAAGCTAGCCGCTTCTCATTCGAGAATCTGGCCGCCAGCGCCAATCAGTTGCGCAATTTTGGAGTGGCGATGAAGGACCTGCCCGGCGTGATGCGAGCCTTCTCCGGCGCAGTCGATCAGGCCGCCGGAAACACTGAAGACTTGAGTCAGGCCGTCCAAGCTTTCGGCCAAATGACCAACCAGCAGTTCGTGAGCGCCAAAAGTGTGTACCAGAGTTTCGGGGCTGTCGGTCTGCAAATCATGCAAATGCTTCGGGACGAGACGCACAAAAGCGTGCAGCAGATCCGCGAGGATACGCGGCTCATGAATACCGACATCCTGGCGCAGATGATCATCATACAGGCCCGGATCAAGAGTCTGGAGGCGGGGCCGGTCGGCGAATCAGTCACCGCGCGTTTTAGCCAGTTGCTGACCTCGATTAACGCCCTCGCCCAGGAATTGGACCACGCGCTGGGACCATCTTTGGGCAAGGTGCTCGGGCTGGTGGAATCCCTTGTAACGGGATTGACCGATCTGACGAAGGCTTTCGAAAAACTGCCGGAACCCGTCAGAGATGTAGCCGTGGGATTGGGCGGGTTGGCTCTGGCCGGCGGGGCGGTCGCTGGAGCATTCGCCGCATGGCGCGGGATCGCCGGAGTAGTTGGCACCGTAACGGCCTTTCTCGGCGGCGCAGCCGCAGCGACTGCCACCGTGGCGGCCGAAGCCGGGACGGCTGCAACCGTCCTGACGGGTGTAATCAGTCTGGGTACCGGCTTAGGAGAAATTGCCGCGATCATTGCTGCCATTGTCGGCGGTGTCGCGTTGTTGATGTCTTTCGGCGAAAAAGCCAAGACGCAAGCACCGACCAAAGATGCCCGCGACCAGCAGATCGCGGACCTCAAGCGCCAATTGGCGGATTTGTCGAAGCGGCTGTACGCACCCGACGAAAAGAAGACCGAAGAAGCCAACAAGCGGGCCGCCGATCTGCTGGATGAAGCCAACAAACGCAGCCTGATGGTCGGCAAGGAGAGCATCGCCGCGCTCACGGAAGCCTACAAAGTACACTTTCGTTCCGTCGCGGGATTCGCCGAGGCCACAGCCACGGTCCGCAAGGCCCTCGAGGTGGACATCGCCACGGAGGTCAAGAAGGCTGACGAGGAACGCCGCAAGGAGCACCTCAAGAACCTCGACGAGCTTCTCTCACTGCAGCGAAAGGTTGATACCGCGCGCGCCAGCGTGATTCCCGACGAAACTTATGCTGGGCGGCAGCAGTCGGCGCAGCGAACCGCTTCTGACTTTGAAGCAGATATCCGCCAGCAAACGGCGAGCCTGAACGCGGAATATGATCGTCGCGCCAAGTTGCAAATCGATTCCTTGCGGGCCATGGGCGGCGAACACGCAGCGGAAGTCGCCAACCTCGAAAAGATGATGGCCGACAACCGCATCGAGCAGAACGCCATCGCGGATGCGAAGGTCGCCCAGCATCGGCTTCAATCGGAGCGCGAGATCAACGTTCTCATCGAAGAACAACGCAAGCAGATGGCCGAGCAGGATCTGCAGGATCAACTGACGCTCATCGAGCAGACCAAGAACCTGCGGGTCGCAGCATTGGGTGCAACCACGCCGGAAAGCCTCCCTGAACGCTTGAAGCAGATGCGCGACGTCCAGCAGGCGCAGATAGAGGCGATTCAAAAAACGCGAGATGCCCGCATCTCCGCGGCCAAGGGCGAGTACGATTATTTCGTCCAGGAGCATCCCGGCGCCACGGAGTCCATCGGCGAGGAGTACGCAAAGTTTGAGCATCTCCGCATCCAAACCAGCCGCGATGCCGAGGTGCAGATCCAGCTGGAGCGCATCAACCTCTGGAAGGAATCGAACGACGCCATCATCGCGGAACAGAAGAAGGTTTACGAGGGCATCAAGAGTGCCCTCGATAAGGTCTGGGACGCGCTGCTTAGTAGATCCCAAAGCGTCTGGCAGGCGTTGGGAAACGCCCTCAAGACGGCAGTGCTTGGCGCCATGAAGGAGATCGTCACCAGCCGGCTGGCGGCGACGATCGCCGGCGTGTTCGGTTACGGGACTTACAGCTTCAAGCGGGGTATCGGGGGCATCTACGAGCCGCCGTCGCCGTCCGGCAGCGGAATCCCGCTCGAGGTCCCCGCCATCGGCACTGGCGGTGGCGGCATCGTTACAAGCCCTAGCGGCGGCGGCCAGGGCGGCGCCGCCCGCTATGTCACCGATGAGCTCGGGCAGTACATGCGGGCTGCACAAATCGAAACCGGGTCGCAGGCCGACGTGGCGCGGATGCAGTCGCGTGGATACGCAGGCCGCTCGATGGACGATCAGGTGGGAGGAACGCTGCCCGCGGCGACTGGTGGCACCACGGGCGGCGGCGGCGGCACCACGGTGGGCGGAACCGGGGGCGGCGGATTCGGCGGATACGGCATACCCGGAGCCGCCGGGGGGCGCACTTCGATGCAGCAGAGTGTCGCGAGATTGCGCGACACGCTCAATATCGGAAAGCCGATCACGGTCGCCGACGGAACCTTCGATGCGAAGGGCAACGCGATCCCGGCGGGCGGTACGATTCCGTGGGCGGATGCTACCGGGATGCAGCGCATGAGCGCGATTCTGAAGTCGCCGGCAGCGGCACAGATCGGGATGACCGCTGGCTCCATGCTGGCAATAGCCGGATTGCAGCGCGGAGGACCAGCCGGGGGAGCGGAAGCCATCACGGGTTCGACCCTGATGGGCGTCAGCGCGGCGTCCATGTTCCCGGCATTGGGCCTGACGTATCTGGGAGGTGCGTTGCTAGGCGCAGGGCTGGGCACGCTGGCCTACGGCATCCAGCGTGGCGGCAAAGTGGGTGCGGCTCTCGATGTGGGTGGAGGTGCGCTCGCCGGGGCCGTTGTCGGCACGGCGATCTTTCCCGGTCTGGGCACCGCGGCTGGCGCTTTGATCGGGGCGGGCGTGGGCGCGATAGCGGGAGCGGCCCGGCTGCTGTTCCCGACGTTGATGGAGCGCATCCGCAGCGAGGTCAAGCGGGTCTACGGCGTCGACATTCCGCAGGCGTCGATCCGCAAACAGATCGCCGACATCATTACGCAGAAGTACGGAGGGAATCTCAGCATCGGGATCTACTCGCAGGACGTGCAGGATGTCGTGCGGCTATACGCCATCAGCACGGGCCAGAATCAGGGGGGCCTGCCGCGACCGATGTATGGCGCGAGCTTCGCGGAATCCGGGGCGGGCGGGCTACAGATCCAGCCCGTCTACAGCGGCGGGCAGTTGATCAACAACCCCTACGTCGGCACCACGCAGACGCAACTTTCGAATGCGCTGTTCACCAACCCGGCGGTTTACATGCAGCTTCATCCGCAGCAGGCTGCGGATCTGTTCGCGGGACAGGTTGTGAAGGTCATCGGCAACAATCCGGGTTCGATCGCGGCGGCGAACACCTCGGCGGCACAAAACGGCACGAACCGCACGACGCAGGCCAGCGCCTTGATGGAACCGCTGACGGTGACGCGATGAGGCTACTTATTGAGCCAATTGCCCAGAATCACGCCGATCCAGACCGCCGCCGCCACCCACGCCGCGATTATGGGGGGCTTGAACAAGAAGCTCCAGTCGGGGCCGATGCGATGGGCGCTGTCCGCTCTCGCGGGGGCGGTCCGGGCGGCCTTGCCCGCGCGGCAAAGCCCAGCAATAATCGCGCTCATCAGAAAAATGGCAAGGAGGCAAGCGACCACCACGAGTATCGTCATTACCGCCAGCATAGCCTGACCACCTGGGGTGAAGTCGCCATAATTTATCCCCAAAAATGCGAAAAGCAGAATCGACAGGAACCGCACGACGCGGGCCCCGGCGCTGATGAAGACGGTGACGCGATGAGATTATCGGATTCCTTCCAAGACGCGATCGCCGCACGGCCCGTCCTTGGGTGGAGTGACACCCTGCTTCAGCATTTTGATTTGGCAATTAACAATGATCGATTTTTGTTCCGCCTTGTAATCTTCGTCCTTCAGCCGTTCGCCAACCTTGGTAACTTCTGCATCGATTGCAGTCGCGTAGGCTTCTTGGACCTTGGCCGTAGCCTCTGGATTTCCTTTGGCTTGCCGGAACAGCGCGGCAAATTTGTAGGTCTGAGCCTCGATCGTGCTGCCCTCAGCCATTGCCTTATCGTATTGAGCTTTTTCCAGCGCCTGTTGCGCGGCTTCCATTTGCTCCTGCGCTTTGCGGCTCTGCGGTGCGGTTTTCTTAGCCTTGGCTGGAGCGTTGGTGGGGATGGAATCGGTCTGATATGCGCAGACCATGCCGGCGAAAAGGAACATCGTAACGAAATATCTCATTGCTTTCAGGGTAGCGATACCGATCAACCTCACGACACTACATTTCACCCCAACTTCTGTACTGAAAATGCAAAGGCGGGGCCACTGACGGTGACGCGATGATGTTACTTATCGACGAGCACCTGATCG